TCGACTGATAAAGTTCCCATCAGCCCAAGCCCCAATAGACACAACATCGTTATCAGGGTTTGAGTCAGACAAGAACAGTTCAGCAATTCCACCAGAAGAATTACTGACGATCGATACCAGGTAGATTCCTGGTGCTCGAAATTTCAGGCGATTGACACTACCATCACGTGAGACCTCAATATTGGAACCAACCAGTGGTGCAGTTGCTCCATCCTCCAAGTCAAATATGTTGGTTGAAGAGGAAGTTTGGAAAACGTCACTTGAACTTGGGCAGTTGGTTGGTTTGGGTGTGATCAACTCCACTTCGTAATCCACGAAGAGTTGCCCGATGGATTCAGTGTTTTCAGTGTCACTGATTCCTACGAATAATTTGCCTAGGTCATACGTTTTGATGTCCGTATCGGCTACAAATCCGGATCGGGTGTAGAGTTCATCCCTCCTATCAGTGAGATCCACTGTCAATGTGTTGGGTGTCCACACAGAATTTGCCACATAATTAGGATATTGGGTAATTTGGGACATGCTAGATGGTGCTGCCTCAGTTGGGTCAATGGAAAAGGCCATGACAACTCTTCCTCGTGTTGTTGTTCCAGCGACTGGAACGTATTCGAAGCGTAGTTTTCTCATGACATACCGTTGATGAGTGTTCGCAATGGTTGATAACCATGGGAACATCTCTGCCAAGCCGACCTGTGCATTGTACTCTGTCACATTAATTGCAGTGCCAGTGGTGTCAGGTTGGAGATTGGCTATGAACTCCTTGTTGGCCACTTGGTATCTACCACGGATTGAATTAAACTGTGGTTTGAACCTTGGGGCTGGTCTGGCGATCGCAGCGGGTGCTGTTATTGTGCCAAATCCACGAGTGCGGGCCATTACCAATTTCCGGGCAGCATTTCTGGCATTCTTGTTGCGTTTGCCAGGTGCCAAACGGGATAAAGCGGAATTGACCTCCTGTGGTGTGGTGTTCATAATGGTATTTTCCACTCGATTTGCGAGCGCCTGTACGGCTCTTCCGGCAATGTAAGTACTGCCAGCTCTTGCAAATTGCCCGAAGGCAGTTCCAGCGGTTGCGAGTGCCATTATTATTATTTATTAGTATATTATTATTATTTACGAAATGAATTTTATTAATTTAATTATTAATTAAATGTTTAGGTGGACGGTTTCTGTAAGGTTATTAAAATTTACTACGGATCCAGGACTATATTTACATTCCAACTGATTGTATGTCTTCTCCAAACATGTTTGCTCATCTGGGGTTATATTAAAAGCCTTGAAGAATGACAACCGACTTTCCCAGGTTGGTTGTTCATACTTGTGGTGGAGACCATAAGACATATATTCAAGTCCATTGGTGCGGTGTATGTTTTGAACATGTCTACCCCCAACATTTAAATGGTTGTAGAACGCACCAAACACCGGCATATCTCCATAGGCAGCCAACCCACAATCAGAGATAGCCTGGCATTGTAGTTGCCATGCTTTCTTTGTGTTTAAACTCTTTGTCGATACTAGATCTTTTGACAAACAGCTACGTGGGTTGCGCACCATTCTCCAATGAGTCCCATCAAACACTGGTTGTGTTTGACAAAACTCGACTTTTTCCAGGACATCAACTGTGGGTTCTACTTTCATAGTATAACCCATCTTGTGGAACCACTGCGGTAGTTCCTCCATGTGCCTCAAGTGTTTACGCTCCATAAACACAACACAATCATCGCCATTATTCACCAAAGCTATGCGACATCGTGATGTGAAATAGGAGTACACAAGGGCACACATGATTAGACAATTTCCTAATCCTGTGTTCATGTCCCCGGACATACGACAACCATTGGTCTCGTATTTAATTAACCCGTCAGGTGTGTTGGCATATCCACGATTTCGGATCTGCCAACCTAGCAACATCTTAAGTTGTTTAGATGTAGGGTAAAATAATCGATACATACGATGTTCCCATCGTAATATTTGTGGTGAACAATGTTGGTCGAATCGTAAAGCATCCAATCCGATCGCGACTGGGTCATTGAACATAGCCCATTTATTGGCTATGATTGACCCAGATTGCTCAGCGTTATACCCTTTCAAAACAGTTGGGGATCCGAAGACCGCACCGATTATGTTATAAATAATATGTTCAATTGGTTTAATATACAAACCAACAGCAACATTATACCTAGGCGAACGTGGTTGAATTATTCTGGGTGCCGGGTCAGGTTTGGCACTCAGATTAACTTTCTCCGC